TACTAGCAACATTATTTACTATAGCATATTTTGGTATAACATTTGTAATGTTTAATTACTTTGTTACTAAAACACTAGAGCTTGGTGAGTTTGAGATAAGTTTTATATCAACAATATTTGGCGCTATGAGTGCTAAGGTAAATACAATAATTGACTTCTTCTTCGGTGGAAGTTCAAAGAAAAACGAACAAACTAATAAATAAATAAAATGGCATTTAAAGATCCAACAGATTACGCATTTGGTCAGTTAGGTAGTATACACGCTGCCGGAACAGAAGCAATAACACTAATAGGTGGAGATGACTCTGACGCTACGCCTGCTGATAACGTAAACAGAATAACAAAAGTTTTTGTAGCAATAACATTTTTAGAAGACACAGTATTTGATAGTGGCGCTACTGGTTTAGTAGCTGCAGACTCTCAGAACTTTCCCAGTTCTACGGGAACTTCTACAGATATTGACGCTGATGGTGGTGATGTTGTTGATGGCGAGACATTTCCAAAAGGTGTTACTATATACGGTAGATGGACGGGTTTTCAACTAGCTTCTGGTAGAGTTATAGCTTACGTAGGTATATAATGTTAGGATTAGGAACTGGCATAACACACTATAACTCCGCAGACGCTCCTGCTCTAGAGACTGGTAACTATTACTTGGAACTTTGGCTTAAGTTCAACACTGGTATAACAGAAAGTAGTAATGATATTAGTGCTTGGGCTGATCAGTCTGGTAACAACAACCACGCTTTACAAACAACTGCTTCAAGACAGCCAACGCTAGATACTAACAGAGTTAAGTTTAACGTTACTGGTGACGACGACGAAAGACTTGAGCTAGAGTCTTCAATATTGTTGAAACAATTTACTGTAATAGCTTCTATAGAAATTTCTTTTAAAGAGTCTATGGGTTTATTAGGTAAATCCTCTGATCATACGTTGAGATTTCACCAAGGAGCAGACCCAGATAGAATAGATTTATTGCTTCCTGATACAACAGCTGAAGATGCTTCAATGTTTGATTTATCTGCAGATATTCCTCATAGAACAAAATTTATATTTAGTATGAGAAGAGCTGCAGGCCCAGACGACAATGTCGTCGTAAGATTTGATGGAACTGACGTAACAGATCTTACTGCTGGAGCTAGAAACGACTCTGACCACGTTAATGTATTTACTGTAGACGAAATAGGTGCTATTGACGGAAACCTTGGGAACTGGAGAGGTTACATAAGCGAGCTAGCTATATTTAGCATGGCTTTATCAGACACAGATCTAACAAGAATAGAAAACGAAATTTCTACAAGAACTGGCGTATAATAAACTATAGCATGCCTGTAATAACAAAAATAAATAACATACCATTATATTCTATTCGAGCTGAAGCTTTAGCTTGGGGATCTAGATATAATATTCGAGGCGTGCACACTCATGTGTTTAGAAGTCAAACTGGCTATATGGCTGGATTTTCCCATAGAGATGTGATGAAGAAAACTAAATCTATAAAGCTCGGCCAGCTAAATAGTTTTGATGATGAAAAAAATATAGTAAAAACAAACAATAACTCATCTGCATTTATAGTCAATGTAGAGATACAAGGTGAAGATGTTATTGGATCTTCTTACGAAGAAGACACGTCTGGCTTTGATCAAGAAGTGGTAGAAGAAGTTAAGCAAGAAAAACAAAATAGAGATAAAGAGTTAGTTGAAAAGAAAATAGCTCAAGTGTTAAAAGGAGACATTAGAGATCAAGAATTAGCTGTCAAAGAGTTAGAAAAATTAAATGTTCCAAGAGAACTATACATTGAGCTACTAGAAAATATACAGCAAAATATAGATAAATCTTTAGCAGAAAGCAAAGCTTTAAGTGACGCTGGCTTAGATGTAGAAGTTAAGTCTGAGCAAGAGGCTTTAGATGAAGTTGTAGACGTTATTGAGCGCGACTCTTCAAATGGAAGTACAGACGACATTAGCAAGTCAATACAGACAGAAGAGCAAAAAAGACTAGAAGAAGAAAAAAGAGCGGGAGAAGACGCCCGCGCAAAAGAGGAAGCTGCTAGAAGATCTAGCGGTGGATATTAATAATTATTAAATTAAATGAAATTATGGCAAAAAGAAAGACTCCGAAATCGGAAAAAATCGTTGACCTTAAACCTAAGGCAGAAAAAATCACAGAACAAGAATTAGAGCAACTAAGAAATTTAGTTAACGCAAGTAATATGGCTCATAGAGATGTTGGTATGATTGAATCAAGAAAGCATACTTTACTTCACGAAATAGTATCTATTAATGAAGCTATAAAGAAACATCAAGACACTCTTACAGAAATTTATGGAACTTGCAGCGTAGATATAAATACTGGCGAGATAAAAAGAGATGAAGATGAGCAAGCTAATTCGTAAAATAACTATAGGTAAAGATTACAAAATTGACGCCATGCACTATTCTGTTGGACAGGAAGTGTATGGTGGTCATACTATTTGCGATATTGTAGAAGAAGAAGACAAGTATTCTATATATATTAGAAAAAATAAAAACGTATTACCTTGGAAAGATTTCAATAAAAACATGGCTGTTTCTGTTGAATATAATCTAGAGTACTAATGCAAAGTGTTTACGGCTTTATAGTAAAACCTAAGGGTCAAAGATACAACAACACTGCATCTGTTGGCGACAAGAGTTTAATTCTAAATACAGAAATTTATAATCATAGTTACGTGAACAGATTAGCTGAAGTAATCGCCTGTCCTAAAGTTGGAGACGACATGGGTATAAAACCTGGCGACACTGTAATAGTGCATCACAATGTGTTCAGAAGATGGCAAAACGTAAAAGGCGTAGAAAAGAATAGCAAAAACTTTTTTAAAGAAGGTGTATATATAATAAACAATGACCAAATATTTTTGTACAGAAAAGTAAATAATTCGTTGAGACACAAAGCTGGACCTTGGCAAGCTCCTAGCGGTTATTGTTTTGTTAAACCTATAAAAGCGGTTGACCAGTTTAATGTCGACGCAGAAAGACCATTAATGGGTATAGTTAAATACTCAGACGGCACTGTAGATGTTAACGACTTAATTGGATTCAGGCCTAGTAGCGAATATGAGTTTGTCGTTGACGGCGAACGACTGTATAGAGTTTTATCTAAATTTATTACTATTAAATATGAATATCAAGGAGACGAAGAAGAATATAATCCAAGCTGGTCATAGAGCTGTAGAAGAGCTTATTAAAGTTGCGAAAGAAGCTATTGTTGACGGTGAAGATGACATTACCGCCGACAGGCTTAAAAATGCCGCTGCCACAAAAAAGCTAGCTATATTTGACGCTTTTGAAATACTTAACCGTATACAAGAAGAGCAAGCTTTATTAGACGGTAAAGTTGTTGAAGCTAAAAAAGAAAAAGTATTTAAAGGCTTTGCCGAAGGAAGATCTAAGTAATGTACGAACAGACTTTATATAAAGTAGTAGAGCCTATAAAAAATACCACTATAAGCAGACTTAACAAAGGCAAAAAGTGGATTAAAGGCTACAGCAAAGAGCATGATATTATAGTATTGTCTGAAACTGGCCAGATTGGTGAAATATACGAAATACAAGGTTTGAAAATAGCCTTGCCTAAAGCTCCTAAAAAAGTACATACCAACGATGATAAAAAATGGAGACAGTTAGACAAACCTGATATACTAAAAAAAATAAAAACTATATTTGATTGGAAGGCATACCCAGAAGAGCAAAAAGAACAGTGGTATGATTATATAGACGAAGAGTTTAATAGACGTGAAAATGGCTTTTGGTTTAATAATAATGGTAAGCCTACGTATATTACCGGAACGCACTATATGTATCTTCAATGGAGTAAAATAGACGTAGGAGCTCCAGACTTTAGAGAAGCTAATAGATTATTTTTTATATTTTGGGAAGCCTGCAAAGTTGATCCAAGGTCTTATGGTATGTGTTATTTGAAAAACAGACGTTCTGGTTTTTCTTTCATGAGTTCTGCAGAAACAGTTAATCAAGCTACAATATCGAGTGATAGTAGATACGGAATACTATCAAAGAGTGGTGCCGATGCAAAAAAGATGTTTACTGACAAGGTTGTGCCTATATCTATAAACTATCCTTTTTTCTTCAAGCCAATACAAGATGGTATGGACAGACCTAAGTCTGAGCTAGCGTACCGTGTGCCTGCAAGTAAATTTACTCGTAAAAAAATAGAGGTCAACGAACAGCTGGAAGAGATAAAAGGTTTAGATACTACGATTGACTGGAAGAACACTGGTGACAACAGTTATGATGGTGAAAAGCTTTCACTACTAGTACACGATGAGAGTGGTAAATGGGAACGACCAGATAACATACTCAACAATTGGCGAGTAACAAAAACTTGCTTAAGACTAGGTAGTAAAATTATTGGGAAATGCATGATGGGAAGTACGTCGAACGCTTTAGATAAAGGCGGGGAAAATTTTAAAAAGTTATATGACAATAGCGATGTAACTAAAAGAAATAAAAACGGACAAACAAAATCAGGTTTATATTCTTTGTTTATTCCTATGGAATGGAACTTTGAAGGATTTATTGATGAGTTTGGATTACCTGTCTTTGATACACCCACGGTAGATGTTTACTCTTCTGATGGAGATAAAATAGAAGTTGGTGTAATTGATCATTGGGAAAACGAAGTAGAAGGGTTGAAAGACGACCAAGATGCTTTAAACGAGTTTTATCGTCAATTTCCAAGAACGACTGAGCATGCGTTTAGAGATGAAACTAAAAATAGCTTGTTTAATCTTGTAAAGATATACGAGCAAATTGATTATAATGAAGGAATAAGAAACTCTTCGGTTATTAATACCGGAAATTTTCAATGGAACAATGGAGTTAAAGATACGGCGGTAAGATTTATGCCAGATCCTAACGGTAGGTTTAAAATAAGTTGGACGCCAGAACAAAGACTTCAAAATAATGTTATAATAAAAAATGGAATTAAATATCCTGGGAACGAGCACATGGGCGCTTTTGGCTGCGATAGTTATGATATTAGCGGTACTGTTGATGGTAGAGGATCCAACGGATCTCTTCATGGACTAACTAAATTTAGTATGGAAAACGCGCCTGCAAACCAATTTTTCCTTGAGTATATTGCTAGACCACAAACCGCTGAAATATTTTTTGAAGACGTACTTATGGCTTGCGTATTTTATGGTATGCCTATATTAGCGGAAAACAATAAACCAAGATTACTTTATTACTTTAAACGTAGAGGTTATAGAGGTTTTAGTATGAACAGACCAGATAAAATTTGGAACAAGTTATCTACAGCTGAAAAAGAAATAGGTGGAATACCGAACTCTAGCGAAGATATTAAACAGGCTCACGCCGCTGCGATCGAGATGTATATTAACGATCACGTTGGCCACTTAGGAAGTGGAGACTACGGTACGATGTACTTTAACGAAACGTTAAACGACTGGGCTAAGTTTGATATAAATAAAAGAACTAAGTTTGATGCCGCTATAAGCTCTGGTTTAGCAGTCATGGCTTGCAATAGACACTTGTACACACCAACTAGTAATATTAAAAAACAAAAGCTTAGGCTGAACGTTTCTAGATATGATAACAAAGGTAACTATTCTAGAATTATTAAAGATTAAATATGAGAAATCAAAATAATAATTATTTTCCAAGCCAAACAGTTAGTGATATTGAAAAGGTTAGCTACGAGTATGGATTAAAGGTAGCAAAAGCAATAGAGCAAGAGTGGTTTGACGCCAGCAACTACGGACAAGGCGGTTACTCAGCTGGAAGATATTCAAGTAATCAAAATAACTTTAGAAAATTAAGATTATACGCCCGAGGCGAACAGCCAATACAAAAATATAAAGATGAGCTTTCAATAAATGGAGATTTAAGTTATTTAAATCTTGACTGGAAACCTGTTCCAATCATACCTAAGTTTGTGGACATTGTAGTTAACGGCATGTCAGACAGAGACTATAAGATAAAAGCTTTTTCTCAAGATCCGTATGGAGTAGAAAAAAGAACTGCTTACATGGAGTCAATAATGGAAGACATACAGCTCAAAGAGTTAAAAGATTTTTCATTAAAAGAACTGAACGTTAACACTTACAAAAACGATCCTAAAAAACTACCTTCATCTAAGGAAGAGCTAGAGTTGCAAATGCAGCTGACTTACAAGCAAGCTTCAGAGCTAGCTAACGAACAGGCTATTGCAACTATATTTGAAGGAAGCAACTACGACTTAATTAAAAAAAGATTTTACTACGATTTAGCCGTGTTAGGAATTGGGGCTGTGAAAAACAATTTTACAACAGCTGAAGGTGTTACCGTTGAATATGTAGATCCTCAAAATCTAGTTTACTCTTACACAGACTCGCCTTATTTTGATGATATATATTATGTTGGCGAAGTAAAGCATATTTCTATAAACGAGCTTGCAAAACAGTTTCCACATTTAACAGACTCAGATCTTCAAGAGATTGAAAAGAATAAAGTAACATCGCACGGTAGAGGTGAAACATATAGAGATAAAGGAACTATTAGAGTATTATATTTTAATTACAAAACTTACTCTAGCCATGTTCACAAAGTAAAACAAACTAGGTCTGGCGCTGAAAAAGCCATTGAAAAAGACGATACTTTTAATCCGCCTGAAGGTGTAGAGGATTACTTTAAAGTTTCTAAAAAAGTTGAAGTATTATACGAAGGTGTCTGTATAGTTGGATCTGATAAACTTTTAAAGTGGGAGATGGCCCAAAATATGATTAGGCCTAAAAGCGATTATAGTAAAGTAAAAATGAACTACAGCATAGTCGCGCCTAGAATGTACGAGGGTAGAATAGAGTCTATAGTTAGTCGTATAACAGGTTTTGCTGATATGATACAGCTAACTCACTTAAAGTTGCAGCAAGTAATGTCACGAATGATACCAGACGGTATTTACTTAGACGCTGATGGTTTGGCTGAAATAGATTTAGGTAACGGCACAAACTACAATCCACAAGAAGCTTTAAATATGTTCTTCCAAACAGGTTCTATTATAGGTAGATCTTTGACTCAAGATGGAGATCCAAATAGAGGTAAAGTGCCTATACAAGAAATAACTAGTGGAAGCGGAGGTAATAAAATACAAGCTTTAATAGGTAACTACAACTACTACTTACAGATGATACGTGATACGACCGGGCTCAACGAAGCTAGAGACGGGTCTACGCCTGATAAAAATGCGTTAGTAGGTATACAAAAGCTTGCTGCCGCAAACTCAAACACAGCTACTAGACATATATTAAATGCTGGTATGTTCTTGACTACTGAAATCGCAGAGAAACTTTCATTAAGAATATCAGATGTTATAGAGTATTCACCAACAAAAGATGCATTTATTCAAGCCATAGGAGCTCACAACGTGGCTGTGCTAGAAGAATTATCTAACTTACATCTTTACGACTTTGGTATATTTTTAGAGCTAGCGCCAGATGAAGAAGAAAAGCAAATGCTTGAAAACAATATACAAGTTGCTTTAGCTCAAAAAACTATAGAGCTAGAAGACGCTATAGACATAAGAGATATTAGAAACGTAAAGCTAGCTAATCAGCTGTTAAAGCTTAGAAGAAAAAAGAAAGAAGCTAGCGATCAAGCTAAAGCTGATAGGAATATACAAATGCAAGCTGCGGCGAACTCTAGAGCTGCTCAACAAGCCGCGCAAGCAGACATGCAAAAACAACAAGTATTGGTTAAATCTCAAGCAGAGTTAGAAGCTGTAAAGTCAGAATTAGAGACTAAAAAGCTAATGACAGAGGCTCAAGTTAAAAAAGACTTAATGCAGCTAGAGTTTCAGATGAACATGCAGATACGACAAATGGAGATGCAAACCATAAAAGATAGAGAAAAGCAAAAGGAAGACAGAAAAGACGAAAGAACTAAAATACAAGCGTCTCAACAATCAGAACTTATAGACCAAAGAAAGACAGGTGGTTCACCTAAAAAGTTTGAGTCGTCAGGTAATGATATACTAGGCGGTATTGAGCTAGGTGGATTTACACCTAGGTAATTATTAATTTATATTTTATATTATGCAAGAAGAACTAGAAAACGTTGAGGAAACTCAACAAGAAGAAACTAAATTTAAGTCGGAAGGTGACGATACCGTTATTAAAGTAGACTTAAACAAACCACTAGAACCTAAAGAAAATGAAGAAGAAACTGCAGACAGTTCGGCTGACGACTCAGGAGTGGCTGGAAGCGATGAAGCTACCGAGCCCGCACCGGAACAAGAAGAAGTACAGGCGGAAGGTGAAGCACAAGAAGCTCCAGCATTAGAGGAAGTTAATGACGAAGAGCCAAGCGAAGCTTTACAAGAGCTAGTTAGCGAAGTAGAAGAAGCTGTAGAAGAAGCCGAAGCATCTGGAACACCTTTGCCAGAAAACATACAAAAGCTAGTTGATTTTATGGAAGAAACTGGCGGTAGTATACAAGATTATGCTAGGTTAAATCAAGATTATTCTAAAATGGATAATCTTACAGCTTTGCAGGAATATTATAAGATAACTAAACCTCATCTTGACGCTGAAGAAATAAGTTTTTTAATGGAAGAAAACTTTAATTTCGACGAAGATGTAGATGATGAGAAAGATATAAGAAGAAAGAAAATCGCTTTAAAAGAGCAAGTTGCTGAAGCGAAAGCCTACTTAGACGGGCAAAAGTCTAAATATTACGAAGAAATCAAAGCTGGATCGAAGCTTACGAAAGAGCAACAGAAAGCCGTAGATTTTTTCAACCGATACAACAAGGAGTCAGAGACTAAAAAACAGTATCAACAAAAAGCTAAATCTGCTTTTGATAATAAGACTAACGAAGTCTTTAGCAACAGTTTCAAAGGTTTTGAATATAATGTTGGAGATAAAAAGTACAGATTTAACATAGACAACGTTGAAAAAGTAAAAACTAGTCAGAGTGACATAAACAACTTCGTAGGAAAGTTTCTTGGCGAAGATGGCACTATAAACAACGCTAGGGATTACCATAAGTCGCTTTTTACAGCGATGAACCCAGATGCTATTGCAAAACATTTTTATGAGCAAGGCAAGGCTGACGCTGTTAAAGATACTGTATCTAAGGCTAAAAACATTAGTATGGACCCGAGACAATCTCACGGTGGGGTTGAATCTGGAGGTATGAAGTTTAAAGTTCTTGGTAATAATTCTTCTGATTTTAAGTTTAAAATTAAAAACAAAAAATAATTTAACTTTAAAAACTATTTATTATGTCAATTACAGGTGGAAGTTTGTTAAATAGTGTAGCTGCTCCTCAGCAACAAACACTAGCTTCAAACTATATCGATTTTGCGTCCGGTGCAGGAAATGACTGGGCACAGCAATACTTACCAGAGCTTATGGAAAAAGAAGCTGAGGTTTTTGGAAACAGAACTATCTCAGGATTTCTTGCACAAGTAGGCGCTGAAGAATCTATGACTTCTGATCAAGTTGTTTGGTCTGAGCAGTCAAGATTACATTTATCTTACGTTGGACAAATTGATGCTGACGGTGATGTTAACGGTACTTTTACTGTACAAACAGACATCGATGGTAATGCAATAACTACTACTCATGGTATTAGAACTAACGACGTTGTATTAATCGCTCAATCTGGCGTTGTAGTTAAAGCACTAGTTGTTGAAACTCCAGAATCAGATGTTGTTTCAGTTGAGCCTTATGCTACTGCTGCTTTATCAACTTTAAGTGATGGAACTGCTACTTTATTAGTTATTGGTTCTGAGTATGGAAAAGGTCAAGAGTATACTGATGATACTGGTACTTTCAGATCTAACAAAAGAAGAGCTTTAGAACCACAGTTTAAGTCGTTCAGCAATAAGCCAATCATTATGAAAGATTACTATGAGATCTCTGGATCTGATGCATCTCAAATTGGTTGGGTTGAAGTTTCTGGTGAAGAAGGACAAAACGGTTACTTCTGGTACTTGAAAGCTGAAGGTGATACTCGTGCTCGTTTTACTGATTACTTAGAGATGTCTATGTTAGAGGCTGAAAAGACAGCTGCTGCATCTCTTATTGGTTTTGGTGATAACGGTCAAATTAGAGGCGCTGCTGACTCTGGTGCTGGTGGTTCTGGTACTGAAGGTTTATTCGCTGCTATTGAGTCTAGAGGTAACGTTACTTCTGGTGTAACTGGTGTTAACGCTGCTACTGACTTAGCTGAGTTTGATGCTATCTTAGCAGAATTTGATAAGCAAGGTGCTATTGAAGAAAACATGTTATTCGTTAACCGTGCTACAAGCTTGGCTATCGACGATATGTTAGCTTCTATGAACTCTTACGGAGCTGGTGGTACATCTTACGGTGTATTTGATAACTCTGAAGATATGGCATTAAACTTAGGCTTCTCTGGTTTCCGTAGAGGATCTTATGACTTCTATAAGTCTGACTTCCGTTACTTAAACGACAAAGCTACACGTGGTGGTATTAATGATAGAGCAGGTAGCGCAGCTATCCGTGGTGTTATTATCCCAGCTGGTGTATCTTCTGTTTACGATCAAGCTTTAGGAAAGAACCTTAAGCGTCCTTTCTTACACGTGCGTTATAGAGCTTCTCAAACTGATGACCGAAGAATGAAAACTTGGGTTACTGGTTCTGTTGGAGCTACTACATCTGCGCTTGATGCAATGCAAGTTCACTACTTATCAGAGAGATGTTTAGTTACTCAAGGTGCTAACAACTTTATGTTAATGAAGTAGAAATACTTTTTAAGCTACCCTGCCTTCGGGTGGGGTAGTTTTTTATTAATTTTTTATTATATTATATCATGGCTAAAAAGCAAACAAAAAAGGCTGAAGTAGCGCCTGAAGTAAAAGCTACTAATGAAATGAAACCTATCGCTGTTGAAGAAACTGTCGCTGAAGAAGCTCCAGTCGTACAAAAACCAAAAAGAGTTGAGAAAAAATACAAGACTCTTGAAGATGGTTGGGAAATAAAAGACAGAATATATAGGTTAAAAGGTGGAAAAAGACCTTTGTCAAGATCTATTAGATCAGCAAATATACATTGGTTTGATGAAGAAAAAGGTTACGAAAGAGAGCTTAAGTATTGTCAAAATCAAAAAACTGTTTTTGTTGATGAAATGGTTGGCGATCAAAGATTAGAGCATGTTATATTCAGAAACGGAATATTGATTGTTGAAAGAGAAAAAACTGTTTTGCAGAAACTTCTTTCACTTTACCACCCTGATAGAGATTCATTATTCTACGAAGAAAAGCCAGTAGCGAAAGCGATGAACGAAATAGCTTGGCTAGAAATAGAAATAGAAGCGTTAAACGCTGCTAAGTCTATTGATATTGATATGGCTGAAGCTATTATGAGAGTAGAGGTTGGATCTAAAGTATCAGACATGAGTTCTAAGGAACTTAGAAGAGATTTACTACTGTATGCTAAGAAAAATCCAGAATTATTCTTAGAGTTAGTAAATGATGAAAATGTAGTTCTTAGAAACTTTGGTATTAGAGCTACTGAAATGGGTATACTGAGATTATCTTCAGATCAAAGAACTTTTTCATGGGGTTCAAACGATAGAAAATTAATGACAGTTCCATTTGACGAACACCCTTATTCAGCTTTAGCCGCGTGGTTTAAAACTGATGAAGGTATGGAGATATACTCCAATATTGAAAAGCGTTTAAACGCGTAATCATCTTATGGTAGAGCAGCCACTCTCCGGGGTGGTTGCTTAACTATAAAAAAAAATAAATATGGCGATAAGTGTAAACGACGTATATCAAAGAGTATTAGCTATAACTAATAAAGAAAAAAGAGGATATTTATCGCCTCAAGAATACAACACGCTTGCAAACTACGCGCAAGATGAGATATTTAAAAACTATTTCTACGATCTTGATCTTTTAACTAGAGTTAGAGGTAATGATACTGGTCACTCAGACAGATTAGATATAATACAAGAAAAAATAGAAAAGTTTGAAAAAAACTATTTTGGCGCAGCTAACCTAGCTGCAGACGGAACTAGCATACTTTTACCTAGTGACTTTTATAAAATAGTAGCAGTTTATCATGACGACGGAACTCTAGCTAGTCCAAACGTTACTGGCGAAGCACAATATGTTAGTGAAAAAGAGTTTTGGATGATGAAGACAAATCCACTTCTTAGGCCTACTGGAACTAGGCCTTTATACACTTTTCAAGGTAAGCCAAACTCATTTATAACTATGTATGTCGGAGCTGTAGATTATGCTGTTAATCCAACAGGTTATCAATACGGAGGATCAACGATGCCACAAGTCAAGAACGACGAGTGTAGAGTTGTGTATATCAGAAAACCTTTGCCAGTAAAATGGGCTTACGACGTGATTGGTAGCGGCCCAGCTACAAAGCCAATATGGAATCAAAGCGCAAGTCAAAACTTTGAGTTACACGTTTCAGATAAGTCAGAGCTTGTTGCTAAAATATTAAAGTATTTAGGAATAACCTTATCTCAAGATAGAATAACCGGCTTTGCCGCCCAAGAAGAAGCTAACATAATACAACAGGAAAAACTATAATAAATGGCACAAGACTTTATACATGATTCGCAACTTTTTGGTTTAGGGGCCGGAGACACTGGCTATTCAGATACTAGTCAAGCAGCTCAATACCAATATACTAACTTAGAAGCGTTTATAAACGCTTTTCTTACTGTGTATGTAGGAGAAGATAAGCTTATCAGTAGAGCAAAAAGATCTGATGTAGCTTTTTTTGCACAAAGAGGTTTGCAAGAACTTTCTTACGATACGTTTAGATCTATAAAAGCGCTAGAGTTTGAAGTTCCTCCAAATTTAACATGGAGCTTTCCAAAAGACTACGTCAACTACGTTAAGATATGTAGAGTAGATAACAATGGAATAGAAAGAATACTTTACCCAGAAACAAAAACTAGTAATCCTTTTTCAATAAGACAAAACCAAGATGGTGAACCAGATTTTGACACAGATGGTGATGGTCAAGACGATATATTTAGATACAAACCTAGAGTTTCTAACACGGCTTTATCTTGTACTATAAAAAATATAGCGTCCACCTCTTCAAATAATCCTAAATATAGAATATCAGCTTTTGGTTCAGGATTTTCAGTTAGTGATATTAAAGTAGGTTTGCTGTTAGATATAAAAAAAGACAGCGGCGCTTTAGCTGGTCAAAGACATAAGGTTATGCCTTGGATTACATCTATAAAAGCTAATGGAGCCGACGCTGCAAATCCTATAGTAACATTAAGTAGTTATATTGGTACTGGATTTGAAGAAGAAGTAGAATTTATACAGACGGAATCTCAGACTTTTTCTAGGTTTAAAAGTAATACTTCAGATAAAATAATAAACTTAGATCACGACGAAGATCATGAGCTTACTGATAATTTTGGGAGAAGATACGGTCTTGAACCTAGTAGAGCTCAAATTAACGGAAACTTTTTTCTAGACAATTTAAAAGGTAGAATTCACTTTGACTCAGCTCTTTCAGGAGAAGTAGTTATAGTAAAATATATTAGCGACGGAATTGGAACTGAGTACGAAATGAAAGTGCATAAGTTTGCTGAAGAAGCGCTATATAAACACGTAGCTTGGAATATATTAAACACCAAAGCCAATGTTCCGTTAAATGTAGTTGCTAGATATAAGAAAGAGGCTTTTGCTGCAAAAAGAAATGCTAAGCTAAGGCTTTCAAACTTTAAACTAGAAGAGTTTGCTCAAGTATTAAGAAACAGATCTAAACAAATAAAACACTAGTAAATGCCAGAGATTAAAAAAGGATTTCTTAAGGCTGGAATGAACCTTGACGTTGATGAAAGATTAGTTTCTCAAGGTGAATATAGAGAAGCCTTAAACGTAAGGATAGCTAGTGGTAGTGGCTCAGATAAAGGTTCTATAAATTCAATAGAATCTAACGTTAACGTAGACCCAATAAGCGAACACAACAACGCCACTAATCCTAGCATATACAAAAGAGTAATAGGATCTGTAGTAGATAAAGAAACTGAAAAGTTATACTACTTTGTAAAAAATAATGTTTCTAAAAACCTAGTAAGTAGCATAAACGTTGGCGAAGAACCATTACTAGAAGATAACGGGTACGTAGATATTATAGCAGACACTATATACGAGTTAGACAAACCTAGCGCAAGTAGATCTAAAATAGTTTTTAATGATGTCCACCACATAAACGCAAGTTTATTAGTATGTAAACTGCCGGAAGGTACTGTAAACAGCACTACCACTTCTTTATTTATCATGGAGTCGTTCGCAGAATACATGGACATTAGAGAAGACATGCGAGTGTTATTAGTTAACATTGGTAATGATCCGCTTGCTGAAAATGAATTTCCTTTTAACGAGCAAAACGTATGGACTCAAGATGCTGTTTACGTAGACTACGTAGATAGAACTTCGGTTGATATAGATGGAGTAAATTATATTACAGTACACTTTAAATCTCCGTTTGTCGTTGGTAATCCCGTGGGCCCTGCGTTAATAGATCTACCTGTTGCTTCAGCTTTTAGTATTGGATTTAGATCAAAAAGATTAATATCAGATAATTCTTTAAACTCAGAATACACGATAACCGGTTTAAACGTGTTAGATGGAATACTTTATTTTTCAGATAATAAAAGTGAGCCGAAAAGAATAAATATACATAGAAGTAAAGTTGGATCTTGCTCTTTAACTCTTGATGGACAGTCACTGCCAGCTTGGATTAACTCTAATGAGTTTTTGCATACTAGATTAGTTGTAGATGGAGATTCAACTGACTTTACTTACGGCTTGAAAGGCTACGTTAAAAAAAGTGGAATAATAGAACCTCACATTACGGTTATAAGACCTAACCCTGAAGAGCCGCCAAAAATATTAACAGATATAGCTACTTACACTAATAGAATAGTAGGTGGTAGAACAAAAGGGGTAATGACGCATCCTTTTCCTATACATCCGTCTTTACAACCAGGGCATCAACTTCAATTTGTTGTTGCTGCTTTCAATGAAGCTGCGGTTGCTGATGGTGCTGGTAACTTTTTACCTTCAGCTGACGAAATAGCTCAAGGCTACGCTGGACCGCCAAACTTTGGGTATCCTATAGCTGGCGCTGCTAGCGAAAGTGATTTTATTTTATCAATAGAAAAGCAGTGGGATCAAAGTTATCACTACGGCGCAGAAGCTTACGGTAACGCATATTTACCAGCGGCATTTAACACTTTAGCTGCAGACGTCAACCCGGCGGAAATAGGGTACACAGGAATTACTTACGGGTATTCTATGGAAGTTGAATACTATGTTGACGGTATTAATCAAGGTAGACTATTCCAACCTTTCTACGAGCAGTTTGAGTATGCCAACGACTATTATGGCACTGATCTGACTATTGATCCGCTAGATAACGCGTTGATGTATTTTGATCCATTAGATGGTAGCCCTGTTTCATCCACAGAAAACGAACTTGGCTTGTCGGGTTGGGATACAATGGAACACGGTGGTGTAAGTAATTTTCCTTGGAACTTTGGAGAATATTTTGAAGGAGGATTAGCAGATTCAGATGGTTTAAGTAACGGTGATTTTGATGAAGAAACGGGCGCGCCTTTATACGAAGGTAAATTTATATTTGGACAATGCGGGTTTAGACCTGGAGACGAGGTAACTTTAGTAGGAAAAGGTAATACAACTAACTCTGACTCGTACAGAGGTAGATACCCAAGTCAAATATTCCCTGGAGAATACGTTGATCTTGTTGCTAGCACGTATTCAAGCATGCTAAGTGGATCTGACGATCCAACCCAAAACAATACTAATGTAGGTCAACTTGTTCAGGGTCACAGAAGAAGCGATGGCTGGGGAGACACTGTTAAAGCTAAGGTAATAAGAGTAGAAAAAATAAACGAACAACTAGGATACCTTAATACTGTAGTAAGGCCAGAAGATGATGAGCAGGCTGGAGTTCCTTATGGTGAGTTTATAGCTCTTAGAGATCAAATGATCGATAACAATTTAGTTTATGATACTACTAGCGCTGGTTCAGGAACTTTTTTTAATGATCCAGAAGGTAAACCAGCTACAAACTACATTGTTACTATAGAAATAATACAAAACAATTGCCAGCAGTTTAGCCCTTTCAGACTTGATTTATGCGGCTATGGTAACGGAACAACTAACGCTGGCTATAACGCGGCTTGCCTGTATAATACAAACAAGTTTACTGGACCTAACTCAACGCCATTTTTATCAGCGGAAGATGTAGTAAATTTAGCCGCAGCTCATGGCGCTCACTTTAGCGCCTTACCTCCAGTTCCAGGTCAAGTTGATAGATTTTTTGGCCCTGAGTTACCTCAAGTTTGGGCTGTAAGCGTAACTAGTCAAGGCGACACTGGTGGAGGAGATTATTTCCACGATACTGTTTTACAAGATTCTTTTAATAGATTTGGTTATAGATACCAATATCCGGATGGTGAATATTCTGGATTTTCACCTTTTTCAAGAACAGCGTTTAGAGCAATAAATCAAAGTATTAAGTGGCCTGACTACTATATAAGGTTAACAAACGAAATAGAGTATTTAAA